GGATAATCAATCTAAACATACGATTGATCCCATACTTATTTTGTTTAAGAGAACTAAACATACGTTCTTAAATTCTTTTTAAAGCTAAACATACGCTTTGAAATCAAGCCGCTAAGTGTCCTTATAGGAACCGCCGCTTATCTAAATTCTAAACATACGAATTTTAAATTCTCGAAATCTAAACATACGATTTCATTAGCAATCGAGTCTAAACATATGATTCAACCCATTTTAAATATTTTCGTAAATTTTATTGGCGTCTCAACTTTAAATGTAGTTGTCAATCTCATATCGATGAGATTTTGTTTGGATAAGAATGTTGATTTTTTTATTAACATTGGAAGTCAAATTCTTAGTGATTTTGTGTTGAGTTTGGTTTTGCCTTATGGTTTATTTACTCTTTTTGGAACTATTGGGATTTTGGGTAAAATTTGGATTGTTGCAAAGATTAATGAACATATCCTTTTAAGAAGAGATATTAGGTTGGAAATTCAAGGTGACTTCTTTGATGAGGAGCCTGCTTTGATTCCAACTCTTGAACAATTAAGTGAAATTGAAAGAGATTTTGAGGAATGGATTGAGCAAAGGGAATTCATGCGATTCCAAAATCGTCTCGAAGTGATGTGGGAACAAATTGATGAAGGTATCTTCCTCAATGAAGAAGATGAAAATTATCAAATAGCTAGTTTTGCTGCTGGTGACGATTTGGAACTTGATGATTACCAACACCAATTTAATTCTATTTTCCCAAATTTTCCTATTTCCTTTGAGGATGATTTCCTCGGCCAATGGTATCGAGATCTCACAATGGAAGGAATCGAACCAAACCCAGGACCATGTGTATTTGAATCTTTTTGCTTTGAATGCGGAAAGTCAAATGATTTTTGCTGTGGTTTGGAGTGTGAAGGTAAGAGATGCATTGTTGAAGATTGTTTAAAGAAACACTTCTATATTGAAACTCCAACTGAATATGGCAGTATTGCAAGTTCGACTGATACTTTATGCTATGATTCTGAATTGCAGAATTTATTGGAATCACTAAGCTTGTTGCAACCTTCAATTAATGTTGATGATAAAATTACTGAGTTGATTGAATATTATAAAGATCAAATCTCAAATCTTGAATTTGAAACACAAATGAAAAACATGGAAATTGTTAGCGCGAAGTCATACAAGGAGCGCGATCGTATTTCTAATGAAGTTCGTAGGTTAATTAAAATTCAGGAAAAAAAACTACACAAGTTGAGGGAAAACCAACGTTCTGTCAAGCAAAGTTTTAAAACCCAGATGTTTCCTAGTTTTAAAGTAGATCTATCTGAAAATGCTTCGACCTTGCTTGATGAATTGAATTCTACTTTATCTGATGGACTTAAGATCGGTTTTGACCAGAGTACCAAAGAGTTGTTGAGTCAGATTAATAATACTGCAGAAGGTTTTCAAAAAATTTTAGTTGATTTTGTTGGTGTCAAGCAAAATATTTCAAAGATATTTGATTTGGGAGTTTTGATTTTGTTGTCTAGGGTGATATTAGGAAATGAATGCTCAATTACAATTAAAACTATGCTGACGACTGTTATTAGCATTTATATGGGAGCCAAGTATGGTTACAAACCCTTTAGAACCCAAATGCATGAGGGTGAATTTAAGAGTATCATCAATATGATTAGTTTCTTGTTGCATGGTATTCTCATTGCTACTATCCCAAACACGAAGAGCAAGTTCATGAAGTTCATGGATTTTTCTTCTAATTATAATAAGATTACCGAAAATTTCGAGATGACTTTTTCTGCTATTCTTCTCTATGTTGAGAAATTGGTTAATTTTTTTAGAGAACAGATTTTCGAGAGTGAAGGTCTTAGTCTCCTCGAGAGTTCTGATCCTGATTTATCTTCTTGGCTCACAAGAGCAGAAGCTTTTGTGACTAACTATCAGAAAGGAGATAAGCGTGTCAACATTGATAAGAGTATTGAGGTTAATAACCTTAAGAGGCAAGGTTACGAACTTGAACAGAAACATGGTAATATGAGAAACAAGAGTGTTGTCTTTGGTAAATTTATGTATCTTCTAGCCTATATTAAGAAGATAAGCGATATTTATGAGGATTTGGACTTTGCTGATCACTCTGCTAGAATCGTTCCAATAGCAGCGTGTTTCAGGAGTAATCCTGGATGTGGTAAAACTTTTCCAGTTATTATCATGGCACAAACTTTATTGGCACATTCGTTACCAATTGAGGAGCTTTTGACCTTTAAGAAAAATCCCTGGGTTTACATGTATGCATCACAGGGTAATCTTGGGTATGATGATGGTATGAATGGATCTGAAAAAGTTTTTATAGATTCAGAGTGGTTGCAGGCTAGGCAAGTTCCTGGTGTCCTTACTGAGAATCACGAATTCATAACAGACGCTGATTCTTTTCCGAAGCTTGCTCACATGGCTGAAGCCCACAAAAAAGGTAGAATTCACAAACAACCCTGGTTCATGCTTAAATGTACTAATAACATGAATTACAGAGACAATATGGATGATATCACTGACTCTGGTGCAGTCTGGCGTAGATTTGGACGACACATATATTATGTTGGAGTTCGTGAAGAGTATTGTACCGAGGAAACTAAGAATTTAGATCCATGGAAAAGGAAAATTGATTACACTAAATGTCCGCTTGAATGGCAATCAGTCGTCCAATGCTATTTTAGAACTGATGTTCAAGGAAATGTTCTAAAAGAATTGTCTTTTGACGACATTATTAGAGATATGTTGTCAGATCATGAATATCAGAAACAAAAACATGCAGCCTATATCAAAGTTAGTGATTCTAGGATGAATGACATCATTAATAAAAGAATGATGAAAACGCAGATGGATGAGGGTGATGAAGTTAAAGAGCTTTTTAGGAAATATAATATTCCAATAACTATGATGAAAAGATTTGTCACTTGGCTTGATACTAGAAATAGGACTCACGACGATCTTGAAATACAAATTTGTGCATTTAAGGATGCAGAATTTGATGGGCCCTCGTGCACTTCCCAAGATAGCACTTATCTAAATGATCTTTTTAATAGCATTACTGAATCATCTTTGAAGATTTCTAGGAACATTGAAAAAATTATGGAAGATTATAAAGGCGTCTTTGAAGCCATTAAAGCTATAGGACTCATTACAACCATTTGTGGTAGCATAGGTGGAATGTTGTCAATGTTTAAAAATGAAAAACATGAAGTAAAACAACCTAATTTCACAACTGAAAATGCTAGTCCAGATGGTAAAACTAGGGGTGGTAAAAAGTCAGCCAAAGCTAAGGTTAGAAGAGCTCAACGTATTATGCGTTTGGGTCCTAGTGAGCATAAGTTTGGTGCTGAAGGAGGCCATGATTTTGGCTCTCATGAAATGATGTTGAATGTGTATCGTAGAAACCTCTATGAGCTCTTTATTCCGGGCAAGTTGTCAAGAAGTGGATTTGTTCTCTTTCTTAGGAATCGAGTTTTTATAATGCCACTGCATTTCAGTGCTTGTATTGAAAGGGGGGTTAAGTTGGGTGAACTTACGCCACAGACGTCACTGATATTGAGGAAGTGTGGGACAGAAGTTGAACTTAAAATTCCTACAAGTTGTTTTTTGACAGTTGTCAGATCCGAATATGAGGGTGAAGATTTCTGTCTCTGCGAAGCTTCCATTGATTTTCCTCTACATAAAGACATCATTTCATATTTTTGTAGAGATCAATTATATGATAAGGTATTTGATAAATATGGTTCTTTATTGTGTCCTGGTAGTAACGCTTTGTTTGAAAAGACAAATAGTTCTTTTGATATTGTTGATGATATTGGTCACTCCAATGATCATGATGAGTATTTAAATATGCTCTCCATTATTTATAACATTGACACCAAAGTTGGTGATTGTGGTGCCCCCTTTTTCTTGCGCAATGCTTCTGTTGGAGGGGGTAGATTATTGGGTATACATGTTAGTGGAACTGATGCTGGACATGGTATGAGTGTAGTGGTTACCCAAGAACAGATCTTGGATATGATTGATAAGGTAGATAGTGTTAAAGTTAAGAATTTTGATTATGATTTTGTGAATCAGTCTGATTTTCCAAAATATTTTGCTGGAGTTTATCCTTTGGGAAGACATCCTTCACAGGTTCGAAATCCCACTAAGACAAAAATAATACCCTCAGTGCTTTCTGGTATTTTTGGTTTTCCAAAGACTAAACCAGCTAGATTGGCTGTTGAGTATGATTCTGATGGCGATATCTCATTTGACCCTTTTATGAAAGGTCTCATGAAAAACGTTAGAGATAGACCCAATGTTGATCTAAAGATTTTAAATGTTTGTGAAGAGCATTTATTTTCTACATTAGTCAATACATCTAAAGAATCTAGTAGTATTGGTAAGAGAACATTGACTTTTGAAGAAGCTGTGCTGGGCATATCTACTATTGATTATTGTGATGCTATTCCGAGAAATACATCTTCTGGTTATCCTTACGCCATGCCTGGTGGTTTGTGTGAGGGTAAAGCTGGTAAGACAGTTTTTTTTGGTGAAGGTGAACAATATGATTTAAATAATCAAAATTGTTTGGACCTCAAAGAAAGGGTAGCTTTCAGAATGGAAAATTTGAAGAAGGGCATCAGAAATGAAGTTATTTTTATGGACTTTGCCAAAGACGAAAGACGGCCAATTGCTAAAGTTGATGAGGGTAAAACAAGAATGATCAACGCTTGTCCGCTTGATCATTTGATAGAAGTTAGACAACTTTTTATGTCTTTTGCTATTTGGATACAGCAAAATCGTATTGACAATGGTATTTGTGTTGGTGCTAATCCCTATTCTGATGAATGGCATAAACTTGCCACAATGCTGAAGAGTAAGGGCCCTAGTGTTGATGCTGGTGATTTCAGTGAATTTGATTACAGTGAATTAACTCCAATTTTGTGGTCCATCCTACATATCATTAATAAATGGTATAATAATGAAGATGGAAACAACTTGGCTAGGGAGACTGCTTGGTACGAAGTCGTTAACTCTGTTCACATCAATGGCAGTTATGTTTATCATCTCGTCTCCAGTTTACCATCCGGACATCCTCTCACTGTGATCATAAATAGTATGTACGTTCAACTAGTTTTTCGCTATGTTTGGATTATGTTACATCGTAATAATGTGGAAAGTATTGAGATGTTTAATGAACATTTATATGTTGCCTCTTATGGTGATGATAATGTTCATAATAAAAGTCGATATGCTGAAAGCATCATGACTGAAGAAAGGCTCATCGAACTGTTTAAAATGATTGGTTTAAAGTACACCAATGAGAGGAAAGATGATCAAGTTAGGAAATTTAGGACATTAGCTGATGTAGCGTTTCTTAAAAGATCATTTAGATTTGATGCAGCAATTATGAAGTATGTTGCGCCTTTGACTTTAGATACAATCCTGGAATTTGTTTATTGGACGAAGAAAGGTTCTCAAAAAGAGGAAATCACTAGACAGAATGTGGACAATTGTCTTATGGAACTTAGTTTACATGATGAGTCCACCTTCAACAAGTATGCTCCAATTTTACTTTTGAATGCTCAAAAGGAATTGAATTATTGTCCTTTAATTCAAAGTAGGGAATACCTACTTATGAAAAGTAGACATATTGAGGAGATTTGGTAAGGTATTAACCGCCTTTACACTTAGGCATTAAAGAAAGTGTATACCCAAACATACCCACGATCGTTCTAGGTAATACAAATACCGAGAATAATAAATACCCAGAAGTGCGTGATGTGTGAATGTTCTTTCCTATTTAGGATTACCGCCCAAGATGGAACGGTGGCAGACCACCAATATCTAGGGCAATCTCGGAGGTCCTCACGTCTAAGTCAGCGTGAGATGATCATAAAGACTTGCAGATTCAGAACAAATTACTAACAAGATGGAAGCATCTGACAGTCCAACTGTCCAAGAAAGTGGTACTACTTTCTTAAACACTGAGGGAGTTATCCCTTATTATAATATTGCAAAACAATCAGCTCTTTCCTCAGAGTTAATTGACTCTGTTGATTCTGGTTATCATCAAACTATAGTACACTTTTTACAGAAACCCTATCCTTACCATACTGGTACCATTTCAACTACCACAACTGGGCAGTTTGAAGAAATTGGTCTTTATGGTGATATTCTCGCACTTCCAATATATGCAGAAAAATTAAAGGGTTTTCTTGGCTTTAAGGCCACCACTGTGATTCGTGTTCAAATTAATGCCAATCGTTTTCAACAAGGTAGAATTTTGGTTCACTACATACCTCAGAGAAATGCGGTTGGTAATAAGAATGAGTGGATCCGTAATGTGAATCTTACTCAAAAAACACAACACCCTCGTGTGGAACTTGATATGGGTACTCAGTCTGAGTGTATCATGGAAATTCCATATATTCATCCTGCCAGTTGTCTCAATTTGCAAACTGGTAAAGGAAATCTTGGTTCAATATTTTTTGATATGTATTCCCCATTGACTGTGGGAACAGGTGGTTCTAATACCTGTGATTACACAATTTGGGTATCTTTCAAGGATATTGAAATCAACACCCCTAGTACTGGAGATCTTGTCTTCGGTACTCAGATGGATTCCGGCAACATCAATGGATCTATTCTTAGGAAAGCTCAACCCACGGGTTCTGTCAAGGCCAAGATGGCAAAAGAAAGAGAGACTAGGCGTACTGGTTGGCTTTCTTCTGCTTTGGCCGATGCTGCTGATATTTCTGGTTCAGTAGCTTCACTTGCTATGCCTATTGCTCCAACTCTTTCCGCCCTTGCTGCACCCACGAATTGGGCTTTGTCTGCTGCAGCTAATATGGCTTCTTCTTTTGGTTGGTCTAAACCCACTGTGACTAATGAACCTACAATTGTTAAGTTTGGTTCTGCTCCTTATATGGTTAATAGTGACGGTGCTGATACTTCCTTAGTTTTAGCCAATCAGGCCAACAATGAGGTTAGGGTACTAGCTGGTTTTGGAAATACTGATATTGATGAGATGTCTCTTAAGTATCTCACTTCCATTCCCGCTTATTTCACTCAATTCAATATTACGACGAGTGATGCACATGATACTTCGTTGTTTGAAGATCTCATACAACCGGCCTATTATTATTTTAGTTCTACTAGTGATCCTCTTGTTAGTGGAATCAAGACTAAAGGTTTAGCCTCTGTTTCTTATAGAACTTATCTTCCAATTTCTTATTTTTCAAGATTTTTTAGGTATTACAGAGGCTCTGTTAAGTATACTCTTAAATTTGTCAAGACAGAATTTCATTCTGGTCGTCTTTTAGTTTCTTATACCCCTGGTAATTCTGTTTCTATTCCTGGGAATGCTGATTCAACTTATGTTTTCCGAGAAATTATAGACCTTAGACATTCTAATGAGTTTTCTTTTATATGTCCTTTTGTCGCAACTCAGCCCTATAGACCCACTATTGATACTGCTTGTGATGATGGTAATTCTTCGTCATTTGGCACTTTCCAAATTAGAGTTCTTAATGAGCTTGTTGCTCCTGGTTCGGTTAGCAGTTCCATCACATGTTTAGTTGAGGTTTCTGCTGCTGATGATTTTGAGCTTGCTTACCCTGTTCCTTTCGTTGGCTCAGATGCTTATTATGAATATGAATCAGCTGTTTTCACAACTCAAATGGATTCTGTCAATGATCTTGTTGGCGCTACACAAAAATGTATTGGGTCCTCCAAAATAGTCAATCCTAACAATTTGTCTCCTGCTGAGCATTGTATTGGTGAAGTTGTCACTAGCATTAAACAACTGTTGACCCGTTTTAGTCAAACACGTACAACGTATGAGGGTACTAGTTTATCTGCCCGTTCCATAAATCCTTGGGTTATTGGTACTTACGCCCCAAATGCTGATGATAATGACTATGGTGTTGCTGGTGTATTGGGTTCTGATTATTATGCTTTTTTAGCTTCTTGCTTTTGTTATGCAAGAGGTTCTATTCGCATTGGTTTTACTCCCAGTTCGACTACATCTCAGATGTTCGTATATCAAGGTTTGGCATACAAATCAGATACTTTTAACACTTCTAATGGTAACAATTTTCATCGTGTACCAACGCAGTTTCAAACTGTTTCAAATACTGCGCAAAATAATAATTTCACTGAAGTAAAATTGCCCATGTACACGCCTACACCTTTTTTCTATAATCATTTTACTGATAATGCAACAAGCAAACCTAATCCCACGTATTTTCCCAAGAATTATCTTTGTTGTAACACGGCTACTGCCACTACTGTGCAGACTTACAGGGCTGTTGGCGATGATTATCAATGTGGGTTTTTCATTTGTTGCCCTCCTGTCATTTACAACATTGAATTGGAATGATCCCTTCTCCTGAATTGGAGACAGTATGATACTGTAAATATCAAGCTCTTATTCCGAGTTTAAATGGAATCAGTTTGGTCACTGTAAAACAGACCCACCGGATAGTTTTTAAAGCTATGAGCTAATTTTCTATCCACGGCTATCCGGTGAGCGGATGGCTTATACGTTAATTACATAACCACCATCTGCAAAGTGATAGGTTGGGTTCCTCAAAGGGAAATTCGACTATTGTTACAAGTGGATGGATTCATGGCGTTTTTAGCGTAGCAATGCTGAAACCCATTGTTCTTTGCACTCCCTAGTGATAGGGGGTGCTGAGGTTTTCGTGCAAAA